CTACCGTCCGCTTGCCGGTGCTGCGGCGTCGGCCGGCACGGCTCGGTCGCGGCGACCGGGGGCGGCGGCAGCTTCGGCAAGGCGGGTGTCGAGCAGATCGATTGCTTGCACCCGGTCAGCAGCGCGACAGCGCACGCGACCAGCATCAGTCTGGGCATATTCCCTCACGGTGTTCGTGCTTTCGAGGATGATCGGCGCGCGGTTGGCGAGCCGATCGGCGTAGGACATCGCCGCCGCAGCGACGCGATTGGCGGCGTCTCGCTCCGCCTTCAGCTTGGCCTTCTCGGCCTCGGCCCGGTCCTGCGTCCAGACCTGCCGTTCGCGGGCGAGGGTCAGCCGCACGTCGGCAAGCTGGCGATCGGTCCACCACCACCCCGCCGCCAGCGCCGCGATCGGCACCAGCCACCAGACCCGGCGGAACAGGGCGAGTGCGCCCACCATCACCGGCATCCCACGCGCTGCCACAGCGCGATCGTCAGCGAGACGGCGACCATCAGCAGGATCAGCGCCAGCGCCGGTAGCCAGCCCAGCGCGATCACGACGACGGTGCTGCGCGGGGTATCCGCCGACTTATCGTTCAGCAGCCATGCGAAGGCGACCACCGCGACCAGCAGATACAGCGTGACCCAGACCATCATCGGTCCAGTTCGAAATGCGGGCTGTCGGTCTCGCCCCGTTCGCGCGGCTTGCCGTCGCGATCCCAGTCCGCGCCCCAGCGGATCGGCACGCCCTCGATCCTCGCGGCGTCGAGCATCAGCGCGGCGACCCGGTCGAAACGCGCGAGGTCGTTCCAGTCGATCGGGAACGGCGCGAGGTCGACCGCATGGCTATAGCCGTCCGGGCGGGGATAATGCTTTGACGCCAGCGGGTTGCCGAGCCACGTCACCTTGCCGACGCGCGGGGACGCGTAATTCGCCGGTACCTTCGCCGCCTTGCACTCCGCCTCGGTCCGGCCCTTGCCGAAATTGACGAAGCACTGCTCTTTCGTGCGAACCCCTTCCAGCACGGTGAAGTCGTCGCGCGCCTCCGCCATCGCCGCCGCGCGCTCCACGACGCGGACCAGATCGGGATGCACGCGTTCGAGCCGCGACCGCGAACGCGGCCCCAGGGTGATTGCCATTGCTTTGCCTTTCAGGAATGCCGCGCCCGGCGGCGGAAGATCAGTCGGCCTTCGGCCCCGGCGCGAACGGGCCGGTGGCGCGCTGCACCCACGTCAGCGCGATCGAGATGATGCCGGCGCCCAGCGCGCCGATCCCGGTCCCGGTCATCAGCGCCCAAAGCGGCTCCGGCCGCTGCGAGATGACCATGCCGGCGGTGAACAGCAGCGTTAGCGCCGACACAGGCACGTCGACCGTCCAGCGGTGCGCCTTGCGATCGGTTTGGACGACGTAGAAGCGCACCGCGATGCAGGCGCAGATCGCGGCGATCATGCTGCCGGCCTCGAACGGATAGCCGAGAAAATGCCAGACGGTCGGAACCGAAACAGCCACCGTCGCCCCCTTGTCCTGTCCCATCGCCGCCGCCACGGGCACCACCGCGCCCAAGGTTACCCCCGCTTTCCCCATCATCGCGTCGCCACCACGCCCAGCGCCGCGAGCAGGCTCAAGAGGACGATCCACGCTGGCCGCTTCAGCAATGGCAGCGCGGTCCAGAAATCGACCGGGTGCGGCTTGCGGCGAAGCTGCATCACCATGCCCGGCGCGGCCATGTAGGCGAGCGCGAGACCGGACAGGCCGAACGCAACCGCGATCGGGTCCATCAGCCGCTGCAACAGCAACAGCGTACCGGTGCCGGCCGGGTCTTTTGCGTTCCAGCCCCACAGCACCATGGCCGCCCCGCCAGACCGGATCGCGATGCCGGTGGCAAAGCACAGCACCATGCCCCGCCAGACCGTCACGGGATGGCATAGCTTGTCGATGCCCCGCCGCCGCCAGATATGACGGATCAGGTCGACCGCCATCATCGTCGCCAGCACCAGCGCGGCAGTCATCACCGCGAGGTTGATGACGACCAGCCAACCTTGCCCGTCGAAGCTGGGCGGCGCGACCGTGGCGGGGCCATCGGCGACCGCCTGCGCGGCATAGCTTTTGGCATGGGCGACCGAAATCATGCGGACGCGCCCCAGCGCGCCCGTGCGAGCGTCATCATACGATCAGTCCTTTCGAGGTTAGGTCAGGCGGGCCAGACGATCGCGGCGGTCACAGCCCCAATCGCGCCCGCACGCGCGCGGCGATCAGTCGCCCTTGCTTGCGCCTGCCGGACGGATTTGCATCGTTGAATCGTTCACCGGTATGGAGGCCATCCACCAAGTCGCGCCCCCGCGCGCCGCTGACCTCGAAGTCCGAGACGATCCCGGCTTCCGAAAAGGCGTCGATGACAGTGAACCCGTACCGCGCTGCCATGCGCGCGATCAGTGCATTCCACGTCTGCAAGGTCGGGCCGTCCAACTGGGCCTGTTGCAAGGGCAGCGACACGAATTTCACGGCGTCGGGCCACTGCTGTTGAAGGCGATAGAAGCCTGCACGTGCGGCCTCTATCGACACGGTCAAGTCCAACGCATTGTACGCTTTGCCCATGGCGGTGTCGTAGCTGCCGAGCCTGTCCTGTTGCATCCGCAGATCGTTGACACCCAGTGCCACAATCACACAGTCCGGCGTGAAGCCCTGCGCGAAGGCCACGTCAAGCTGGTGGTGAAAGCGCTGCCACGGGACTGCGCTGCTGTAATTTCCGAATGCCGCGCCACCGCGAGCGAAATTGTAGGCGCTGGTCGGCGAAAGCATTGGCAGTGCAAAGTCCGGCCAATTCTTGCTCCACCCCGATCCATAGACATACTGCCCGGCCTCGACATTCTCGGTCGCGGTGATGCTGTCTCCGAAGATCGCGACGACGCCGACCGAGGTATCGGGGCCGGGCGACGGCTCTGATGCCGCTGCGCCGATCGGTCGCCCGTTGAAGCCGATGATCCGCGGAGCATATGGCTGAAACGCGGTCGCCTTGTCTCCTCGCTCGATCTGGACGCCGGCGAAGGAACCGGCACCGGGCTGACGCTGACGCACCGACACCCGCGTCGACTTCGCACCGTTGGGAAGCGTGGCCGTGAAAGGCCCGTTTCCGGGAATTGTCACATAGGAAATCAGGTTCGGTTCTGGCGCGTTGGTGGCAAGCGGTTCGTCGGAATAGAACGCCCAGACCCGGGCGAGCGCCGGGTTTGCTGCCAACCCGCTGATCGTCAGCTTGCTGCCTGCCGGAAGGCGACTTACGTCGATCGCCGCCGATGTGACGCTGTCCCCCGCGACATACAGGCCGCCGTTATACTGCACCTCCGCATCCACACGGACTGCATCCTTGTCGAAGAGGTTGTAGCTGTCGCCGAGGTCCGCCGCCGCGTCGATTGCGGCTGCGCCGGCTGACTGGCCCGCTGCCGCTGCGATCTGGCTGATTTCTGCCGACAACGGCAGCCCTTCGGGCCGAAGAACCACCCTGTCGTCCTGTATCCGCAGCACCGGTGTCATGTGTACGTCGCCCTTTCCAGCACGAGGAAGTCGCCGAAGAGGAGGTAGCCCTTGACCACGCTCACCGACGCGAATTGCAGATCCCAGACAAGCCGCACGTCGTCCCCCGGCTCACCGGTCCGTGGCAGCGCTTTCATGGCAAGCTGATCGATGAAGAGACGGATGGTCGTCGTCGGCACGCCGTTTTCCGTGCGGACGCCCATGATCCTGATCCCGGTATCGTCCGTCGTGACCAGCGGCAGATTCACGACCGGCTCGGTCGGACCGTCATCGGCGACGACCACGCTCTGCGGCGAGCGAATTTGCGCCGCAAAGAAAGGGGCAGCGCCCGGCGCCGTCAGATCGTACCCCTCAAGGTCGAAGCTCTGCACGAAGGGCACGTAGCGGTTGGCACGAAGGTCGTAGCGCACCGGCCTCATGGGTTGATGTCCATCGATATCTCCGAAGTCAGTTGAAGCGTCGCAACCGGCACTGGATCGAATATTTTTGGCCGATCGCGATCAGCGGCGCGGTCAGGCCGACGCTGATCAGGTTGGGCGCGGTCACGGTCACATCATGCGTGGCATAGCCCGATGGGACCGAAACCGGAGCGACGACCAGATCGTCACCGGCTTTCACGCCCCACGATTCCGGCGTCGCGATCGACAGCCGCCGCGTGCCGGCACTGATCGCGACGGTGGTGGCTGTCTCTGTCAGGGTGACGGTGCCGAGCAGCGTCGTAGCGGGTGGCCCGACCAGCGTCGCCAGCCACTGCGTCATCGTGCCGCCATAGCCTGCCTCGCGTGCCAGCTGGTAGGCGGACTTGCCATCGGCGCCGACCAGCGTCGTCAGCCACTGCGTCGCGGTCCCGCCGTAGCCGAGCGCGCGAGCGATCTCGTAGGCCGACTGGCCGTTCGTGCCGTCGCGCGGGACGGGCAGCGTGAAGTCCAGCACCGCCGCGCTCTCGCTGCCGCTGTTCGCGACCTTCGGGGCCGATCCGGCCGGACCAGCACTCACCGTCCCGACCCGAACCGTCGCCGCCGTGCCGCGCAAGGCAGGGTTCTGCGAAGGGTCGCTGACCATCAGCACAGAGAAAGGCTGGCCCATCGGCATGACGCCCCTGGACAGTAGCACCAACAGCGGTTCGTCATAATCCGGCGGCGTCAACGACGCGTGCAGCTTCACATTGCCGTCGCCGGGATAGGAGAAGCGGAGATAGATGCGCTGGATGCGCGGCGTGGTCTCCTTCATGCCTCGGCCGCGTCCGCGCGCTTGTTATGGCTCAACCACCAGCGGCCATCGTCGCCGACCAGCACATAGGTCGCGGCCGTCGACACGGTCAGCGCCACCACCTTGCCGTCACCGGCCGGAGTGCCGATCGTCGCGGACCGGACCCAGCCCCGATCCCACCAAAGGTGCGAGGGCGAGGTCAGCGGGCGACCAGCGACGGCACACAGCGGGCTGGCAAAAGTCCGTGCCATCGTGACCTGATAGGCGCCCCAAGCTGGCGTGCCCGCTTCGCCCTCGCGTTGCGCCCACACCCACATGCCTGCCTCGATCCGGCCGGCCTCGATCGTATCGCCCGGCCCCGTGCGGTCGGCATTCGCCAGCAGGATGCGCGCGGTGACGATCGGGCATCCGCCGCCGCCATAGCCTCCACCGCCATCGCCGCCGGGTGGTGTCGTCGTCGGCGGGAAGGTGCCGTCGGCGTTGGCCGTCGTCCATTCACGGACGATGACGTAGCGGGTGGACGCGACCTCGGCGAGCGCGGGCGAGGAGACGGCGACGAACGCCTCCGCCTCGAAATCCCACAGCACCATATAGGTCGATGCCGGATCGACCCCGCTGATCGTCTGCGCCGGAAAGCTGAGGGTGCGGCCGTCGTCGATCGTCGCGTTGAACGCCTCGATCGTGATCGTCGTATCGTCGCCGTCGACCGGATAGGCGACGGACTGACGGATGATCAGATAGGCCGCGCGCGGCGGCGCGGACGACGGGACCGCTGCGTCATAGGCTTCGGTCCCGCCCAGCGCCGGGGTCGGCGGCGCGGTCCCGGTGCGGCCGAGCGCAAAGGCGTGCTTCGACGGCGTCTCGCCGCGCAGGATCAATTCGACGGTCATGCTGACCGGATCGAACGTCCGCCGCAGCACGACGCATGGTTGCTCTGTCAGGCCATCGTCGGGTAGATCGACGATCAGCAGATCGCCCGGCCCATACCGCCGCAAGCGCGGCTTGCACGTCAGGACAATTTCGCCGAGTTCGCGCGCGTCGAGCAGTTCATAGGCGGCAAGCTGCGCCGCCTGATCGGCGTTATCGACCAACACATATTCGCGCTCATCGCCCTTCTCTTCGCCGTCCTCCTCCACATAGGCTGCGATTGTAACCGGAGTGGAGGGGACCATCTCCCACTTGTGGTCGGGTGACCGATACTTCGGTGTCAGCGTGTTGACCCGCTGTTCCCAGCCCTGCATCGTGCCGGCCTCGACTTCGTCATTCGCGAGGTCCGCTTCGGTGATCGTGTCGAGCGCGACGCGCGGTGCCGACAACTTCAGGCCCAGCAGCCCGCCGACCCAGCACCGCTCGGCACCGCCCGCTTGCAGGATGCGCTTCAGATTGGCGTCGCGGTCGCCCGGCTCGCTGATGACGCCATCGACCGTCCAGCCATTGGCGTCGCAGACATTGGCGAGCGCGACGAAATCAGCGACACGAATGCCGTCGATCGGTATCCCGACCCCGAACGTCTTGAGATAGGCAGCGGCCGGATTGGTTTCGTCGCGCTCCCATGTGCCCAGCGCATAGCGCAGCCCGTGCAGGCCGGGGCAGCGGGTCCACTCCCACGTTGCCTTCGCCGCCGCAAACGCTGCCTTGTCAGACGGATTGGCCCATCGATGCGCGCCGTTTCCGCCGGGATAGGTGCTGTCCTTACGCGGGTCATACGCCTTCACCCCGCGCCATACCGCTCCGGTTGCCGGGATGCCGGCCGAGAAGCGCTTGCCATCCTCATCGAACCGCAGACACCACGATATCGCCGCATAGCTGGACAGGCCGTAATCCGGTCCCCAACCCGGTGCCGTCGTCCAATGGACCGGCAGCGCCTGCGGCTCCGGCGTCTGCCCCGCCTGATGGTACAGGTACAGGTGATTGGCGGCATAGCCGGTAGCGGCATTACCCGACAGGCCGACTTGCACGAAATCGAGATACGGCGCGACGAAGCCTTCGACCGGCCCCGCGCCAGAATAGACATCGACCATCAGCAGATACGGATTCTCGACCCCGCCGACCTTGCCGCCATAGCCGGTCCAGTGCCGGCGGTTGCCGGCATAATAGGTCTCGCCGATCAGGTACGGGCGGGGCTGGTTGGCCCCGATCGTCGTGCGATTGGACTGCCCGGTCTGGGCGGGCGGCTTCTTGGCGGTCAGCTGCGCGCCGACATTGGCCGCGACCGCCACGATCGCCGCGATGGGTTGATGTGGACCGGGGATCAGCGCGGCGACGCCTGCGATCGTGCCAACGACCTTCAAGGCTTGGCTCATAGCCGCCACGCCGCGACGACATCTGTCATCGCATCCTTGACGTTCGCGAGCCATTCCGCACCGGCATGGTACATGAACAGCGTGCCGCCGCCGTCCGCGACGGCCAGCGCGCCCAGCCCATCTTCGCTCGGCACCATTGCCAGATCGCCGACCCACATCTGCGCCGGCACGATGCGCGGCAACATCGTGTCGAGCAGCGACCCGATATCTTCATGCCCTGTCGCCGCCAGTGCGCGCCGCGCGCCGACCGCCGACTGGAAACGGGGGATCGACGGTGGTCGATGCCCCATGGCCCGCATCTGGGCGCGCGCGAGGTGAATGCAGGTGCCGCCGTTCCACCCGAACGGGCGGCGGCGGAACCTGTCGACGACCACTGCCGTAGCGACCGCGCGGTCGTGCAGGTTCATGCGCCCTGCACCCCGCGCGGCGGCGCCTTCACGCCCCACGCCACGTCGATATCCATGCCGACCGCGTTGTCGTGCCCGCGCTCGCCCGGAAACACGCGCTGATGCGCGGCGGTCGACATGGCGTTGCCGTCGTTGCGCACCAGCAGCCGCTGCGACCGCGTAACGCACACCATGTCGAGCGACCGGGTGCCGGTGTTGCGCTTCAGCACCGTCTTGTCTGTCTGCCAGTCGGCCATCAGGTCCGGCGACCCGATCAGCGTTCCCGTCGTCGGGTCCACTTCCCCAATCCACATGCGCAGCCGCGCGCCCTGATACCCCGGCCGCGACAGGTCGATCGCTGCCGAAATGTCGCGGGGCAGGAACGTGACGGTGCCGGCGGGCAGTTCATCGCCGGTCCCTTCGGTCAGCGCCTCGAATCCCGCGACCGTGCCGAACGTGTCGTCGTCGGACTGATAGGTCTCGCCGCCGAACACTACGAAGCCGCCGTCGCACAGCAGCACATCACGGCCCGGCAGTTCGAGCTTCATCAGGCCGACCAGCGTAATCCGCTCCATCAGTCGAACCGCAACTCTTCGCCGTCGACGATAAAGCGTACCGTGAGTTCGGCACCTTCGGTCGTTTGGTGCAGGTCACATAGGACCTGCTTCCCAAGCACTTCGCCGTTGTCCGCACAAAGCATCATTGCCTTGCCGCCCGCGACGATAGGCGCATCCACTATCTTGATGATCATGCCGCCTCCTCGATCGTGAATTGAATTTCGCTGCGATGGTCCACCGCCAGCCCCCAGGCGAATTCGTCGCCGTCAACCAGCCCTTCGATCATCGGCCGCGCCAGATGAACCCGGCACCCGTCCGCGAAAGGCCGACGCAGCATGGTATCCTCGACCGAAAGCACCGCCCGGCCGTTGCCATCAGCGACGACATTCGCGCCGACATTGTGCAGGTAATGCTGACCGTCACTGTCCTCGATCGATAGCCAATACCCTTCCCGGATCGCCACGTTCGGGAAGAGGCCGCGCACCGCCAGCAACGATCCGGACTGTCCCGAACCGTCGACCACCGCCGGCCCGCACAACGACTGGTCGATCGACAGCAGTGGATACGGCATTCGCAATCCCTGCCGCTTCGCCCGGATCAGCCGCGACACAACGACGCGCGCATCGACCTCGAACAGCGGCGGCAGCGTCACCGCCAGCTTGTAATGACTGCCGAGCCGGTCGACACGGATCGCGCTCGCGCCGCGCAGCACGCCGCCGCGATCGACAAGCGCCGGCGTGGCGCCGTTCGGCGCGATATGATCAGGAAGCGTCTGCATTACAGCGCCTGCCGCGCCCGCATCTGCTGGCGCGCGGTCGCCGCGCGCGTGGTGCGGATCGAGACGTTACCGCTGATCGCCTCGACACGCGATTCGAACGTCTTTCCTTCGCCCACGATCAGTTCGACAACGGGCGGCGCACCGCGTCCGCCGCGCAAAGCTCTATTCGGATGGATCGTGCCGGCGCTATCGGGCACGAACGGTTCCGGTCCATGTTCGCCGACCATGTACCAGTTGCCCGGTCCGACCCGGCCGCCCGACGCCTTGCCGCCGCCGAAACCGAGCTTGGAAAACACGTTCCAACCCTTGCCGAACAGCCCGCCCAAGCCGCCAAAATTCGGACCCATATCGATGGATTCCCCGGTTGAGACCAGACTGGCACCGCCGCCCTTGGCACCGCCGAGCAGCCCGCGCAAGAAACCGCCACCAGCATCACCACCGCCGCCCAGCATGTTTGCCAGCGGCTTGATCAACTGTTGCTGCACCACGATGCGCACCAGATCGCGGATGATCGACGATGTCATGTCGCGGAACGACTTCGCCAGATCGTCCGCGCCCATCACCGCATCGGCCATCCAGTCGTTCAGCTTTTCGAACCCAGCGACCTGAATGCTCTCGATCGATTCGTTCACCGCCGCCGCCGACCGGTTCAGATCGCGGCGATAGGCGTCCATCGGACCTTCGTTGTCCCGTTCCGCCTGTTGCTGCCGCTGACCATAGATCGCGTCGAGTTGGTCCTTGCGGGCGCGTGCGTTCGACCATGCTGTGCTGGACGTGGCTTCCGTGGCCATGATCAGATCAAGGTCCGCTTCCTCCTGCCGACGTTGCAGATCAAGCAGTCGCAACGCTGCCGCCCGTCGCGCGGACGCGCTGTCGGCAAGGTCCATTTCGGCCCGGACGGTTTCCTGCGCAGCTTCGTTCGACGCCTTGCCCAGATCGTACCGTTCCTGCGCCAAAGCCGCCGACCGCCGCTGTTCGGCCAACCCCTCTTTCTGCGCCAGTTCGCCTTCCTTGGCCGCGATCAGCGCCGCACGCTTCGCCTCGTTCAGACCATCGTCGAGCGCTACCGACCGCGCATAGGAGGCGCGCTCTTCCTCGATCGCCGCCATCTCCGCATCGTACCGTGCAGTGATTGCGCCGGTCAGGTCGGCGGTCGCTTCCAGCGTTGCCACCCGGATGCGACCCAGTTCATCCTGATACTGGGCCTGCTCGCGCGCACGGTCCTCGGCGGTCTTACCCTTTGGCCCGCTCGAACGGTCGGACTTCGGACTATCGCCGCCGCCGAAGTTGGGATTAGACGTGCCGGTGTCCTGCGCCGTGGCATTGCGGATATCGGCGATGATCCCGCGCACGCCTTCATTGTAGGTCTTTACGACCTCCATCTGGCCGCGCAGATCAGCTTCCGCTTGGGCGATCCGGTCATCGGCGCGCTGACGCATGGACGAACCGACCGCACCCGGCGCGGTGCCGCCCTGCGCTGCGGCGATTGATTCGATCGAGGCGCGCTCCGCTTTTGCACGTGCCAAAGCCGCGCGAGCCTTCACCATATCGGCAGCGGCAGCTTTCAGTGAAGCGACGGCTTGTTGACCATCGGCCTTCGCCTTGGCGATGAGTTCCTTGCGCAACTGACCCGTCGCGGTTGCCAGTTGCAACGACCGTTCGCGGGCTAGGTCCAAGGTCTTGTTCGCGGCATCCTGCGCCTTGCGCACAGCATCCGATGCAGTCGCCGTCCGGAACAGCAGCGGCCACAGCAGTGTCAATAGCGAGATGGCGACCCCGAGCGGCCCGGCAAGCGCGATCAGACGCGTACCGAGCATTCCCACCATGGTTGCGGCACCGGCCTGCAATGCGAGCCTGCCCATCAGGCTGACGACCAATCCCATGGGATTGATGATCGCGGCGAGGGCAACAGGGATGGCGCCCAGACGAAGCGCAAATAACGGCAGCGCCATCTTCGACAGCGTGACCATGGCGATCAGCACCGGGCCGAGTGATGCAGCGAACAGGCCCGCGGCAATCCACGCGTAGTGGAACGCGGCCGGCAGATCGGCCAGCCATTGCAGCCCGGCAGCAGCAGCGTTCTTGACCGCCGCGAACACCGGCAGCAGGACTTGCCCCAGCTTGATTGACAGGTTCTCGATCGCGGTCGCCAGTCGCGCGCTGGCGGCGGCATCCCCTTCGAGCAGAACCGCCATCTTTTGATCAGCGGTCACCTTGTTGATAGCCCCGCGATAGCGCTCGATGCCGGCGGCACCTTGGTTCATCAACGCGATGGCAGTCCGCATCCCGTCCGAGCCGAACATCGTCGTAAGCGCGTCACGGCGTTTCTGGTCTGAAAGTCCGCTCAACTTTTGCCGCAGGATTTCCGCGACCTCGGTCAGCGGCTTTGCCTTGCCGGTGGCGTCGAAAAACTCGATGCCGAGTTGCTTCATCATCCCGGCGGCTTCCTTTGACACCGGGTTCAGGCTGGTCAGGAACGTCTTGAAGCTGGTGCCGGCGTCCGACCCGCTGGCGAAGGTCGACGCGGTTGCTGCCAGCGCAACGTTCAAATCCTCGAACGGTACGCCCAGCCCGCCGGCAACACCGCCGGCCTGACCGATCGCGAGGCGATAATCGTCGAACCCCATCTTCGACACGTCGAGCGCACCAGACACCTTGTTGACGATATCAGGCAGATCGCTGCTCGTTTTCGTGAACTGGGCGAGGATGTCGGTCGTCAGGTCCGACGCGCCCGCCAGTTCCGTCTGCCCGACCACCGCGAGCCGCATTGCTGCCGTCAGGCCGCCGTTCAGGATCGCTGCCGCCGACATGCCGTTCTTGGCCAGCATCTCGATCGCGCCGGCCGCCTCGATCGAACTACGGCCCATCGCCGGCCCCAGCTTCATTGCCGTATCGGATAGCTGCTGTAGCTGGGCTGGCGAGGCGTCGAGCATTGCCGCCTGCACCCGGTTCATTGCGGTCTCGAAATCGGCCGCCGTATCCTTGCTGCGCTTGCCGACCAGTGCCAATGGCACCGTAATGCCGGCGGTCAGCGCCACACCCGCGCGCGTCACTTTCTGACCGACCGACGCAACCGCTTCGCCCGCCTGGATCATGGCGGTATTGATGCGGTCCGCCGCGCGCTCGACCGCATTGCCCATGCTGTCGGTCGAGCGTTCCAGATCCTGTTCGGTCTTTTTGGCACGCGCACTGGCGGCCTTCATGCCGGACTCGAACGCAGCATCCTTCACGCTCATCGAGGTGACAAGCGAGGCGATAAGCTGCTGCATTCAAACCCCCTTCGTGAAAACGAAAAGGGCGCCGCAATCGCGACGCCCTTTCGGTTGGCCAATCTGGCCGTGAGTAGTGATCGGTTTCAGTTGTTCCGGATCATTACCGAACGGGTCGCTTGAGGCAGCTTGTGCTGCCACCACGCTTAATCGTTTCGGCACATTCCAAGGCTCGTTTAGTCGCGGTATCCATGCAAATTTTAAACGAATCCTGAAACTCTTTCGTATCAGGATCGTCAGCATGCGTTACGATGCCATCTCGATATGAGAACCACTGAAAACCAGTGAACCCGCCGAATCCGTTCCGGGCATTGACCCGTCCACATGCGGTTTTTTCGGCAGGATTGATGGTGACATGCTCGAAGCGCGCAGAATCTGGCTCTCGAAGAGATTTTCGAACACTCTGCTCGACAGCCGTTTGGAAAGCGTCGTCCGAAGAGCTCGAAACACTGCACGCGCCTAAGCAAGCAACCAGCAATATGACGATTCGCATTGCGCCCTCGAACGGTTGGTGGCTGCCAACCTAACAACTCAATCCTAACAGCATCAAACTAGAAACTACCGACGCCGCTCGACCTTCCTGATCGTCATCGGCACGCCCGCCGCACGCATCGTCTCGAACACGGCAAGCTGTTCCATCGGGGTCTGCCGGCCTCGCTTTTCGCGACCGAGCATCGCTTCAGCGTAGTGCGAAAAGCCCCGCAGATTATCCACACGGGCGAACCGTTCGGTCGCCCACGCACCGTATAGCACCCGCTCCCGATCGCGGCGGAGCGCGTCAGCCGCACCCCGCATGGCCGCCCCGTACGTCGCCTGACACTGGTCCCAGAACGACGACGGCGGAAACCCCGCCGCCGCCCATGCCCGCTCTAGGGCTTCCCAGTCGGTCGGCGCGTACGGGTCGACGGCTTTTTTGGCGCCAGGCCGCCCTCCTCGACGACCCGATCGGCGGCAGCGGCGATGGCGGTACCGATAATCTCGCCGAACCGCTTGAACCCGAGGTCGTCGATGATGTCGTTGACCTCTGCCATACCGACGCCCGGATGATGCTTGGCGAGACCATGAAGGGCGAACGACCGCAGGGTGCCGATGCGCAGATCGCGTGCCGCTGCCGCCATCTTCGCCTTGTCGTCGACATCACCCAAGCCGACCGACGGCATCGCGTCCTGAAGGATCGCGAAAAACCCCTTGTCGTGCTCTTCCTCCAACGCGCACTGGGCCGCGGTTCCAATGAACAGCGTCCAGCGCGCGCCCATGGCGTCGAACGGGACTTCTCCACGCATTACGCGCCGGCCCCTTCCTCAGCCGGAACGGAGGCGGCAGCGGCAGGCGCGGCATCGCTTAACGCGGGCAATGCGGGACCGGCCGCTTCATCGGTCGCCCCGGTGAAGCGGACGTTGACGGTCTGCGTCATGCGGTCGCCAATCGGGACGGCTCGGCTACGGCTCTTGACGATCAGGAACCCGTCGATGACCCACGATGCATCTTCGCCCGCCGGGACGATCGCCCGATACGGCCGCACCTTGCCGTCATTATGCGCTGCGCGGATCAGCTTGTCCGTGTCGGAGCCGGGAATATAGTTCAGCGTAATCGAACCTTCGCCGGGTTCGATCATGCCGGCCTTGTATTCCTTCCGACGCTTCGGCGATTTGAAGTGGGTTACCTCGACATCGTCCGCCGTTTCCTCGGCGAACGGGATTTCCGTCACTTCGTCGAGTTCCTTCAACGTGCCAGTGGCATCGCCGAGCCAGAATTCGGTACCGTAGCCGATCTGGGCTTCGCTGTTGCCGGTTTCATCAACCATTATTCTGCTCCTGCAATGAATTCGTGTACGTGAACTGGATGTCGATGATCTGGCGGTAGAGGTCGGTGCCGTCGCCTGTTTCCTCGCGTTCGGCGCGGACCGACACGTCCTTCCCACGCTGGAACCGGACCCCATCGATCGCCGCCGCTGGCACGACCGCTGTAATGACAGCGTCGCGAAGCAGCAGCGACGCGGCGAAATCATTGGCCCAGACATCGATCTGGATGCGGGCGACCGTGGGCTGGAAACCCTTCATGTGCTGCCCGCGCCGGTCGGAAATGGTATGGAGCGTGATCGCCGGCAGCGTGGCACCCTGCACCCGCCGCATCCAATCGACCCGCGTTCCCACGGCTGCGCTGACCGGCGCCGCCGACAGCAACCGCTTGGCCAGCGCCGCTTCGAAACTCATTGCGCCGCTTCCCTAACCAATGCCGCCAGCCCGGCGACGACGATTCCGATCGCCTCCGCGCCCTTTGCGTCCACCGCCGGGCGGGCGAACGGTTGCGGTGCCGAATGCGAGGTGCCCCATTCGAGCAGGTGCATCGTCGACCCGGCACCGCCCCGGCGCGGGCCGATGAAGATCGACACGTCGCGTGGCCCCATGCCGTCGAGCACGAACCCCGGCGAGTTGGTCACTGTGATCGTGCGGCGGTGTCGGCCTGTGTCGACCGGGATCAACCGGCGCTGCTCGGTGGCGATGACGTTGGCCGCAACCCGCAACACCCCATCGACCTTGCGGCGCGGCGTCGCATTCGCAAGGCGCGTCAGCTTGCGGTCCAACTGGCGGAAACCAGTCGTCCCGAACGACCCGGCCTTGCCCATCAGCGAACGATCCGAACGACGCCGATGTCGATCGCATCTTGCCGCCCTACCGGCACGACCGAGACGATCTCCCACAACTGTCCGTCGGGGCGCGCGGGGCAGCGAAGGCGGTCCTTTACGCTAAGCCCGCCGACCGCATCCGGGTCTATTTTCGAATCCCAGCGGATTCGGAACAGAGCGGGCATGGCGGCCGCCGTTTCCGCATTCGAATACCGCTCGCGGCCCGGCGAGCCAATGAACTGGGCAGAACGCTTCCAGACCACGATGGGCGGGCCGGGCACGTTCTGCGTACCGTTATGAACCGGCGGGCCTGGCCGCTCGATCTGAATACGCTTATCCAGACGCGACGGCTTCATACCAGCGTCCGCCGATATGGATCGCACACGACCATGGCCGGCGCGAGCGAGGTGGCCGCCTCGCCATCCCGCAACCGGTCGAACGCGCCGGCATACAGCAGCACACCATGTAATAGCGGCGCGGGTACGGTCTCGGGATCAGCCCCGGCGATCGTCCGACCCGTATATTGCTCAACCCACTGCACCCCCGCCTGAAGCGCGAGGTTGAGGGTATCGTCCTGATCTTCGTTGTCCGCATCATAGCGGAGGAAGGCCTTGACCAATTCCAGCGTCAGCGTGGGCATGTCAGGCGCGTCCTACAGTCGATGGGATCGGAGATAGCGGCGGTGATGGGGCGGTCAGCACGAACGCCGCCGCCCCACGGCATCAGTTGCTGGTCCGGGAACGCCGCGTGGTCTGCGTCGGCTCTTCGGCCGCCACCGGTTCCGCCGCCTGCGCGGGTTCCTCCGCCTGCGACTGATCGGCCGCCTGCGACTGGTCGGACGGCTCGGCCGCCGGGGCTTCGGCGAAGCGCTGCGCCAGCGCGGCCACTTCACCGCGCATGGCTTCCAGCCCGTCCGTCAGCGTGCTGACCTGACCCTGAAGGTCCGCGATCGTGGTCGCGGCTTCCTGACCGGCTGCGTCACGCTCCTGCGTCAGCGTGCCGATCTGTTCGCGCATCGCGTCGCGATCGCTGCCCAGCGCCGCAACCTGATCGCGCAAATCTGCGATCGTGACGGCGGCATCGTCGACCGGCGGCGGCGGGGCCTCGTCTGCATCGCCGATTTCCATCAGCGCGCCAAGCCGCACCAGATGATCGACCGCGTTCGGGTCGGCGATGCGGGTGCCGGTTTCGGGATCGCCCGGCTTGTAGAACTTGTCGCCCTGATGGGCTTCCATCACCTGATACTTCTTCATGTTCGGTCCTTCCGAAACGGGTACGGGCGACCGCTGACCGGCCGCCCGCGTTGGTCGATCAGAACGTGCCCTTGATCAGGGCGGCGGGGCGCTTGACCGCGAGCGCGACGCGCTCTTCCGCACGCATGGTCAGCAGGTTCTTTTCGAAGTCGTCCGCGTTCTCGGACGAAATCAGCACCTCGACCGCGAGCCGGTCGTAGAGCGTCGCCGCCATCTTGAAGGCGCCAGCCAGGAAGCTGCCGATTGCCATGCTGTTGGTCGGTACCACCCGCTTGCCCCACAGGGTCGGCCCGGCCATGGCGAGCGGGTTGGCGAAGATATAGCCGCCCGCGCTATCCTTGGTCAGTTCGATCACCGCCCAGTCGGTTTCCGACGTGACGATCGCGTCCGACGGATACAGGCCGAGGCTGGCCTGCAACAGCGCGAGGCGCAGCTTGTCGATCCGGGTCATGTTCGGGATCGTCACGTTTGCCGGCGCGGCATAGGCGGTCGCCTGCAGCATCAGGCCCAGCAGGTTTTCGCCGGTCCCGTCGCCGTTGAGGATCTGTGCATCCTCGGCCAGCGCGAGGCCGTAACGCATTTCGCTGTCGACCTCGCCTTGCAGACGCGGCGCGTCGTCGAGCGCCTGCCGGGTGATCTTGGCGAGGTGCGCGATCGTCTTGACGTTCGCGGTCGCCTTTTCCCATCCGTAGTTGCTGTACGGCTTCTGCGCGCCTTCCGCGACCGGGGCGGCGTTGTTCTGCCGGACGGTCTGCTTGGCATATTCGGCGGTGCCGGTGGTGATCGGCACGACGGTCAGCAGATCGCGCACCACCAGATCGGGGCGCTTCGGCAGGTCGATCGGATCGGTCTCGCGCTGCCGCCAGATCATGCCGCCGGCCGAACCGCTGGCGGTGGTGATCGCCTTCAATTCGATCCGGGCGGACGGGCGTTCCTTGCGCGACAGCGCCTTTACGTCGTCATTGTCGGCCAGCTGCTTGCCCCAGCTATCCATGTCGAGCGAACCGCGACCGGCCGGGCGATCGGCCTTCTGTTCCAGTTCGTCGAGCCGCGACTTGACCTCGGTGATGACGTTCAGTTCGGTCAGCGCCTTGTCGGCGTTGGCCTTCGTTTCGCCGGCGACTTCGCCGAGACGCTTGATCTCGGTATCGGCCTTTTCCGCCAGCTTGCGGACATCGCTCAACGACTTTTCGAAGAACGTCTTGAGTTCGGTGCCGATCTCGCTCGCCGACTTGCCCTCAAGGGACGGAAACGGGTGGCCCTGACCATCACGCATGTAGCGGCCCTTGGCGCGCTCGGCAGCGGTCATCGGTCCGAGCAGCGCCCGCGCGCTGCCCAGCAAAAACGTCTTACGCATATGTGCCCTTTCGGCAGAGAGGAAGGATCAGCCGGCCCAGCTTTTGAAAAGCTCGGCCAGGTCGTCGTTCGCCTTCGCCTCGGGCTCCCCCCGAAGATGCGGCGCTGCCTTGCCCGCGATGGCGGCGGCCAAGGACTTGGAGAAACCGCCGCTATCGCGCAGCCATTCCTCGAACTGGCGAACGGTCGGCATCCCGCCGGCCTCCACCAGAGATTTGATATTGGTCACGATGGCGCGGTCGTTCATCCCGACCGGGACCAACGACACCTCGTGCAGCGCCATTTCAAGCAACTGGCGCGCCTTGCCTTCATACCGGTGCTTGAGCGTCCGATACCCGACCGACAGGCCCGGCAGCGCTCCGGCTTCCGCCAACGCATGCGCCTCGCGGCCGGCTTCCGACTTCATCGCGATCCGGCCCTCGACATGCAGGCCGGTCGACGATTCTTCGAACTTCGACCATCCACCGATCGGACGCTTGTGGTCGTGGAACAGCAGCATCGGCACCGAGGCACGGCCGGCAACGGCCTTGGTCAGCGCGCCCGGCATGATCACGTCGCCACCGAAGTCGACGTTGCCATATCCAGCGGCGATACCCGCGATGTAACCGGCTTCGTCGATCGCCTTGATCTCGAAGCCGAAGCCGAGTTCGCTCATTCTTCGTTCTCCGGTGGGGTGATGTCGGTCGGGCTTTTGCCAAGCGGTTCGTCCTGCATCTGGCGATAGATCTGGTCGCCACCGGCAACCGGCGCCCAGCCTTCCATCGCGCGGACCTGATTGACCGTCATGAACGGCTTCATCAGGTTGTAATACCGCGCGCGACCCTCGCTATCAGCGCGCAGGAAGCCTTCGATATTGAACCGGATTTTCAAGCCGCGCTGCCGATCGGCACGGGTCAGCAACTGCTTTCCCAAGGCGCTCTCGATCCGCTTCAAACGCTTGTGCATCTTGAATTTGACCAGCGAGAGTGTCTGGTCGGAAATGCTGCTGCCGAGCTTCGTATTGCCGGCAGTGATGCCGACCAGATGCGGGTCGACTTCGAAAATCTGGCAAATGATCGTCATGCCCAGTTGGCGACTGGTGACCAGTTCGGCGTCGACCGGGTCGATCGCGATCTTCTCCCACGTCAGCCCGTTATCGAGCAGCATCGGCCGCCCGGCATTCGCGGCGCCGACGAACTTGTCGCCCAGCAACTGCTCGAGCACGCCGCGCTGCTCGCCGGTCAACGGCTTGTCCGTCTTGAGCACGCCGCTCGACCGGACACCATTGGCGAACAGCGCGTCGGCCGACGCCTCGGTCGCCAACGCCTGCCGCAGCGCGCGCCGATACGTGCCGATGGTCGACGCGCCGCCCAGCGCGTCACCGCCGCGACCGCGAATATGCAGCATCTCTTCGACGCCGACCGTGATCGTCCGGCTGTCGATCGTCCATTGGTATTGAAGCTGGCCGGTCGGCAGGCGGGTGACGCGGACGATATCGGGATGCAGCGGCAGCAATGACGTGATCGTGCCGTCGCCGCGCTTGCTGATCCGGGCATAGGCATTGCCGCGCCATTCAAGGCTCTCGACGATGAATTCCCAGAAATCGAACGCCGATTGGTCGTAATTCGGGCTGTCGTGCAGCAGCCAGTAGAGCGGGTGTTCCGGGAACGCCACGTCGACGCCGTCGACCTCGCGCAGCACGTGCAGCGGCAGGCCGGCGATGTTGCCCGCCCAGAACGCGACACACGCGCCGGCCGTCGCCAGCCCTTCGACATTGCCATCGCCGAGCGACTGGCCGTCCCGGAACTGGGCGACCGAGACCCGGTTGATCTCGAAATCGTTGCGGTTGGCGGTCGCGACGGTGTCGCCGACCCAACCGCTGACGATCTCTTTCCGCTCGGTCGCCCAGCGGCGTTCCTGCTCGGCCGCGCGTGCGGACAGCATATAGCCCGTCATGCCGTCGCCCGAAGCGATGCGATCCAATCGTCCACATTGCCTCCCATGGCTTCCGGATTGCGGCTCATCAGCATGGCCGCGTTGAACATGGCCGCCAGCGGATCGATCTTCGCTGACGGCTCGCGCTTGACGATCGCCACGGCGGTCGCGCCGCGCGGCTCCATCTTCGCGTTACCCACACACCAGCGCATCAGCGCCGTGCCTGCGTGCCGCATCGTCCGCGCCGCGAGCTTGCGGGCGGTCGCCTTGACCACGCTCGATAGTTTGAACCCCTGTCCGATAGCGACCATCTGCTCGTCGGTGAATTCCGACGACGCCAGTTCGTCGACCAGCACCGACACGCCGACCGGGTCCAGCCCGATCGCGCCTTCCGCCGGGAACAGCCCGGCGTCGCGGACGCGGACCAGAATGTCCGCCACACCGCGCAAATCCTCGGTCAGTTCAGCGTCGGCATCATCGGCGGCATCCGCAGCGTCGACATCGATCGTTGCGAACTCCGGCAATTCGCACCGGGTGAGCGACCCTTCCTTGACCAGTTCGTCCAGCTTGGTGGCAATGTCCTGCCTCCGCTTCCAGACGATCGACCATGCCCACGCATGGCACCATACCAGCCACCGTTTCGAACCCTTCTCGCGGCCAATCAGGCACAGGCCCAACAGGTCGTCGAGACCGCCGCCGTCGATCCCGGCGACCACCACCTCACAGCGGGCAAGGAACGCGTCGATCATTGCCAGGGCGGTTTCCGCCGCCCCGTCCCAGAACACCGCTCCGGTCCACTGGTCGCGGGCGAGGCGCATCCCGATTTCGACATTCAGGTGCTTGGCAAGGAACACCTGCTTGCTGCCATCCTCGCCCTGCACAGCCTCGGCCAACTTTTCTGCGAGCCAGACCGCATCGACCGACCGGCCAATGTTCGGGTTGGTGACGTAGAAATTTTCCGGATTCAAATAGGCTTCGGCCTCGATCATCGCCGCCGGCCATTCGTACAACACACCCAGCTTGCGGGGGTCGACTATCGTGCCGTCGCGAACGCCACGGAAGATATCGAGCTTGGCTTTGAATATCCCGCGAGGGGCTTCGTCGCTGTGGGTCGTCAGGAACACGACGAACCCTTCTGGCCGGCTGACCATGCCGCCGGTCGCTTCCATCAGCATCGCGTCGGCCTTCGGGTTCTTCCCGAAAATCCACAGTTCCTCGACTAGAATGAAGGCGGCTTTCTTGCCCGACACGATATCCGTGTCGGCCGCGACCACCTTCAATTCCGCCTCGGTCACACGATGCTTGATGACCCGTTGATGCTCGATGACGTGCAGCAATTCCCGCAACTTCGGGTCGTGCCGCACCATCCCCATCGCCGGGGTAAAGACGTTGTTCGCCACCTCCTTTGTGGGCGCCAGCACCAGCAATTCGGCGCTGTGCCGCCAGTTGCGGACCAACGCCGTGACCATGATCCCAGCGGCGATCGTCGATTTGGCGTTCTTCTTGCTGATCAACAGCATGAATTCGGTGATCAGCCGGCGGCCGGTCTCGGCATCGTAGGCCCCAAAGATCGCGGCGACGAAGTCGAACACGAACGGCTCGCACGCCTCGCCAAACGTCGGCATGCCCGGCACGTCGACGATCCGCAGGGACTTGAATACGGCCAGCGCCGCGTCAGCCTCCGCCTGAAACAGCGGTGCGATCGGCACCAGCGAGCGCCGCTCAACGATTCGCGTTTCCCAGTCGGGACACGCGGTTGACCAGATTGGCGGCTTCATCGCGTCAGTTCACCAGTCGCGACGGCGGGCGCGGCGGCGCATAGATGCCGTCCACCTGTGCAGCGGCTTCGATCGCAGCTTCCTTTTTCCCCTTGCGGGGGCGGGGCTGTTGCGACTGGGCCGCCGGTTCAGGCGATGCGACCGTCTGCGATAGAGCGCGGAGCCGCGCCTTTTCGAGCCGCTTGATCAGTTCCTTTTCAGCGGCAACATTGCCGCTTTCAGCGGATCGGTTGAGCCGAGCCAACTGCGTCATCTCCATCCGCAGTTCGGCCGCATCACGCTTTGCGACCTCGGCAAAATAATGTTTGCGCAACGTCGGGACCGAGACCCCGATCGCCGTTGCCGCCTCTTTCACACTACGGCGCATCGCGAACGCGATCAGCACCTTGTTCGAGTTTTCGCGGCTCCACTGATGCTCCGGCCGCCCACGACCTTCCTCGCGCGGCACAACGGGATCGCCGAACAGGTCGACCTCTGGAATTCCCCTGTCCGACAAAAAAATTCTCCGCGTGGCATCGGATGCGGTCTAGGCCACCGGCACCCCTTGGACTTTTCACCCCCCCCGGTCCTGCCGGTCAGCGGTCGCCGCGCCGCTCCTGCCGTTGCTTCCGGCTGTCGTGGCACGGCTTGCACAACGTCTGGAGGTTGCGTTCATCCCAAAACAGCTTCTCATCCCCACGGTGCGCACGCCGATGGTCGGCGACCAGCAACGACGTGTCGGCCTCGACACGACCGCACCCTTGCCACTGGCACGTGAACAGATCGCGGGTCAGCACCGCGTACCGCAATGCCTGCCAGCGTGCCGTCTTGTACCAGCGCCGCCAGTCCTGCCGGTCCCGGTCCGCGTCATATGCCTGCCGCCCCGAAGGCGCGGACAGCTTCGAGCGGAGAGGCGACAGTCTGGGCTTGAGCGTTGTCAGCTTTGCCATGGCACAAACGCGCAGCGCCCCGCCGGACCGAGGCCAGACGGGGCGCTGCGAGGCTCAGGGAGGATTGGGGTTGCTGTGCCGTTCCCGAAGGCCCGTCCCAGCATGACGGGAAATAGGCGAAAAATTAGCGATAGGCGAACAGGTAAAATGTTCGCCGACGCACTTTTACCCCATTGACACGTCGCGCTGTGGATTTCCGCCATTTACCGCGTTGCAGATCGCGGTGATCGCACGCCCGTACCGCATCCGAAGGCCATCCGCACCCTTCGTCAACCCCATGACCGGTAGCAGCTTGCTCCACCGCACCTCGCGAGTGCCACGCGCCAACTGGGCAATGGCAAGCCCAATCAGCTTCCGGTCAACCGGGTCCACACGATCAAGCCAGGCGAACGCCTCTTCCATCTCCGCCACATCCTGCCGGGTCATCGCGGCCGAGCGCAGGGCTACATCGCTGCTACTGCCATCGCCCCCGCGCGCATCGTAATCGCCTGCCAACACATCGCGCGTGATCTCCGGCCATGCCGAACGGATGCGTTGCCATCCGCGCTCGCGGTCCGGGTAGCGCTGGCAGGTGCGCACTGCCTCGACCAGACGGTCTTCCACATCCTCGAACCCCAGTATGGGAGGATAGGATTGACCTTCCCGAACGATGGGAGGGTAATTGGGAGGATAGAATGTAGTGTTATCAGTCATTTAGGTATCTTTCGGGAGGGTGGGAAGGAAAACGCGGGTGATTCTCGCACGCGCGCCCGCATATCTGTGCGCTATGGAACCGGGCTGCATTCTGCCTCCCAAGCTCCCACAACCTCCCAAACCCGCAGAAAACCGCCATTCCCAAGGTATCGCGATCCTCCCATCGGCGGGAGGATGGGAGGATCAGGGCGGAATATCATCTTCATCGAACCCCGAATTGGAGGGTCCGGGGGGCGCATTTCCGCCGGCCTTGCGGCGCGGCGGCGGCAGGTCGTTCTCAACCGGCCGACCATCCCGCACGAAGTCGTCAGCCGCATATAGCGGCCAGATATCGCCCCATACCATCGAACTGGACTTGCGCTTGCGGAAAGATTTTCGCTCCAACTGCGACGCCAGATATTTCGGCGACCATGGCTTGCCGCTCGCCGGCAGCAACTGCGCCCACGTCTGCCATGCTGCGAACAATTCGTGCAGCGCACTCGACCCAATCGTCTCGCCCGGCACGCGCTCGATACAGAGCGACAGGAACTTGCCGAGGATGTCGTTCTCATCGAGATACGCCTCGGTCGCCTCCTTGATCGTCTCGGGCAGCGGCAGGCCGGTCCCAAGATACTGGATCGCACCCCGGACCATCCGGTTCAGGATGCCGCTCGCTTCCTGCACCAGCTTCGCTTTCAGTTGCGGGTCCTGTTCCTCATCCGGGATGATCACGTCCCATGGGACCAACTGCATCCGTCGTCGGATACCGTGATCGGTACCGATGCCGGGCTTGGTGTTGGCGATGATCGTGTTCTTGAACGTGATGATCAGTTCGAATGGCGGCTTCATCAGCTCGCGCACGCCGCCTTTCGGTTCGTCGCTGGTCAATTCTTTGACCAGACCGTCGCTGAACTTGCTCCCATGCTCCGCTTCGTTCGCATAGACCATGCGCCGGCCGGCGAGCGCCGCCAGATCGGGCGAGGCGTCCGAACCTTTGCGCGACCGCTCCGAATCCATGAACGTGTTGATGCTGGCGGCCCAGGCATAGTCGCCGAGGATCGCGCGCTTCGTATTGATCCACACGCCCTTGCCGTTCGCTCCTTCGCCATAGAAGATCGCCATCTTCTGGGCGCTGGCATCGCCGAGCATATTGTACCCGGCCCACACGTCGAGGAACCCGCGCATCTCATCTTTCGGCTGCACGCGAGCGAGGAACGCATCGTAGGACGGACACGTCGCCGTGGGATCGAAAATCGCCGTGCCAGCCTTCGTGATGCGATGCCGGCGTTGCGGTTCGACAAGGCGAACGCTGGCCTTTCGATCACCGTCCGGCCGGGTGAATTCAAGCGTCCCGTTCGCCATGTTGACCAGCAGCGGGTCCGCGTCGAAATCCGCCGGCCGCGCTGACAGGCGCGCCTCTGCCAGCTTCGGCAGGCTCGAGATATGTCCGGCACCTTCAGACGTGCGACCCCATTTGCTGATCGTGCTCGACAGAGTGATGACCGTCCCGTCGCGCAGCACCTTCAACACGCGATCAAGCCGCCGCTGTTGCTGCGCCTCGTGGGCGAGTATCTGGGACGCATCCAGTCCGTCCGGCGCCGGCTCGGGCACGCCGCTTGCCTCGACGAACGCCGCCTCCTCCTGTATCGCGCGCATCGTGTCCTGCACCGCGCGGCCGAGCAGGCTGACCGCCATGTCGCGGTTCCAGCGACGCCCGTCCCATGCCAGCCAGCCCCATTGCTCGACATAGAGGAAATCCCGGCCGTACCTCCGTAGGAACCTTTGCAGGTTGCCAAGGTCGGTTTGCGGCAGGAACGCACATTCCTGCGTCAGTTCATCGTCCCCGGCCCCCTTTCTACCGACATGTACATCCGCGCCTCCCGCTTGGGAGGATGGCTTGCCATCAACCGTCGAACCGGGGGCGGGGGGAGAAGATCGGGAGGATCGAGGTGGCCCGCGTTCCCGGCGGGAACGCGATGATGCCGCGATCTCTGCGAGATCGCGAGGATTTGCTAGTCCGGCTGTCCATCCGCTGTCGATCGTGGCGATCAACTGGCGCTCATCATCACTGCCGGGGTTGGCACGCGCGGCCGCCTCAACGCTGCTACGCGCGACGACTTCGGACAGCGCGCCGGCCGCGACCAGCGTTGCCACCTTGAACGCGCCCTCATTCAACCGCGCATTGCGCTGTCCCGAGGCAGCCGTCTGGATATCCCGGCATTCGCCGTCGAGCGCGGCGAGCGCGTATTTACGAACATCATCGTCAACGTCGCCGACAACCGGCGCAGCCCCCGTAACGCGGCGCTGCGCCGGACGGTCCGCGACGGGCTTTGTCCGATCGCGCAATATACGCACCAAGGAAGCCGGTGCTTCGGCGACCGCATCGATATCTCCCCAGTCGCCCGACAGCCAGCGATAGGCCCCAGGCCCTTTCTTTCCCCCCTGATCCAGATCGCCGGTCCGTTCGGATGGCGGGGCGATGATATATCCGCCTTGCCCACGGACATCGATATGCTTGGGTAGATTGCCACGGTTGCCGATCGGATCGCCCGCTGGCATCCGGAACCAATGATGCTCACCGCCGGACGGCGTAACAGACGTGAGCGTTGCTGGCAGCGCCTCGCCCATCTGGGCGAGCAACGCCGTCTTCAGCCGGTCGACCGTCCATGTGTCGGACAGGACCTCGCCCGTTTCGGGATCGACGGTTTCGTCGACGCGCGGATCGAAATCGAGGTGCAGCAGGCCGCTAATCCCCGAGTGCAGCCCGATCTGGGCGACCGGCCAACGACGCCACCAAGCCTCGATCTGGGCTTCGTCGCACGTCGCCTTGTGCAGGCCGCCGCTATTCTTGATGACATTACCGTCGTCGTCCCGGTCACCACCGACTAAGGGGCGGCCGTTCTGGACGTTGCACGGAAAGACGAACCACCCCCGACGTGCGAAAGCGATCGCCGCCTGCCCCATGGGCGACAGCGTGGAATTGGACGACACGGTATCGGTCCCCTGTTCGCGCAGATGCGCGGGGTTGATGTCAGGCGAGCAGCGCCTTGAACTGGGCGAGTTTCTCTTCGGCCGCCGTTGCGCGGACTTCCGCCGCCTCCGCGCGTTCGATCAGTGCGACCAGTTCCGCCGAATGATCGGCGCGATCGTCAAAAGCCGCGCGCAGGTGATCGAGCAACGCCGGCACGCCGATCGTGCAGAGGTCGACCGTCACCACATTTGATGCGGGCAGCGCGATTTCGCGGTCAATCAATTCGGCCGCAGCCTGACCGATAGAAATGCCTTTGGACTGGGCCAATTCCTCGACCTTCCGAATGGCGTTCTGCGCGGCGGCAGGGAGCTGGATCGATTTTGCGGGCATCGGTGCGGGTTCCTTGCTGATAGCGGGCGCAACCGGCGCCGACGAAGAGTTTGGGGGGACCGGGGGTTCCCAGTCGGCAGGGCGCGGTCGCCCATCGCGGCAATAGGGGCACAGGCCACCGACCAAGCGAGGCATCCACCATTCGCATTCGTCGCACTCGCCAGCGACGCCGACAGCCATCGGTTGCGACGCTTCAGCAATGCCACGGGCGATCCGATCCGCTTCGATCTGCGCGGCAAAATCGACGACATCAGACATGGTCAGACCGCCATCGGCATGATGACGAACGTCGCGGCCGAATTCTCGCGGTCACGCCACAACACCGCCCCCTTGGGATCGGTGAATGTTGCCTCGACCTCGATCGAGGTCAGGTGCGCCAAGATTTCGAGGAGGTACCGGGAATTGAAGCCGATGGTCAGCGGTGCTGCCGACCACTCGCACGGAATTTCTTCATCGCCCGTGCCGTGCTCGGCGCTGGACACCGACAACGCGACTGCGTCGGCGCGGATGCTCATCTTCACCGCGCGGACCTTGTCGCTTGATACCGTCGTCACCCGATTGATCGCAGCGATCAGGGTTTCCCGGTCAACCTTCAGCAAACCATCGTGATGCGTGGGAATAACCCGCGTGTAATCGGGGAACGTACCGTCGATCACCTTCGCCTGAAGCGTCGTTTCCCCTATCTCGAACACGACGGCCGACGAACAGGCACGAACGGTCACTTGCCCTTCGTGGCGCCCGAGCAGGGTCACCAGAACCTTGACGGTTTTCGTCGGTATGATGATGTCCGGTAGCGTTCTAGCCCCATCGGGCAACGCTACGACGCCACGAGCGAGGCGATGCCCGTCGGTCGCCGCGAACCGCAAATCCGCCCCGCCGGCCGTGTGAACAAGCACACCGCCGAGGTAATAGCGCGTCTCATCCGACGACACGGCGAACGCCACGGTCGAGAAAGCCGCCGCCAGATTGAAGGCTGGTATCTCGAACTCCGCGTCCCACACCTTTTCCGGAGCCGCCGGGAAATCGTCCGCCAGCAACGTTGGCAACGTGAAGCGCGACCGGCCGGCACTGACCGTCAGCTTTCCATCCGTCAGCGCCAGGCGCACCGGGTCGCTGACCGTCAGCTTGTCGGCAATCTTGGCCAGCGTGCCGGCATGAACAGTGATCCGCATCGGATCGGCGTCGCCATCGAGCGTGACGTGGCGTTCGGCCCAGCTATCCAGATCGGTCCCGCTCAACACCAACGCCGTGGGCGTTACCGTTATCAGCACGTTCGACAGCAACGGAATCGTCGTGCGCTTCTCTACGATATCGCCAACGTCCTTCAGCCCTGCGCGCAAGCTGGGCGCGTCGATTTCGAACGACCGCGTCACGGTCGCGCCAGATGCCCTCTTCGTCATGCTGCAATTCCCGTGATATGGCCGGTCGCCACGATGATGATGCGGCGCTGCGTTGGCGCCGCCACTTTCTGGACGCGGATCAGATGCGCCGCCGTCATCGAGACCAGCGCGTCCCGCACTTGCTCGACAGTCAGACCCGAACGAACTGCCAATTGTCGATCGGTTGGACAGGGCCGACCGTGATGCGCAAAGCGTGTGAGCACCGGCAGCAGCGCGTCCGTGGTCGCCGCCTCATCCAACGTCAGGTCAACCGGCGCCAGCGCCAGGGTCGCCCGCACCGGACGCGTCAGGGCTGTAGGTGCGGCAGTTCGATGCGCGGTGTAGTTGAAAAAGCTGGCATCCAGCGCCGATCGCTTCTGCGACAGCGTCACCAACCCCCGGTCGGCCAGTTGGCGCATGTGCTTGCCCGCGCGACACCCCGCCGGCAGGAACTGGCGCGACGCATAGACGAACCGATCGCCCGGACGTGCGACTTCAATCCATGCGTCGATACGCGCCGGGTCCGCGACCATTCCGGGGGCTTCGTCGATCACGCTGCTTGCCGCATCGTCCGTGCGGGCACCGGATCACCCCAACGACCGCGAGCTTGCGACGACCAATCGCGCACCAGCACCGCATGGCCAGTGGCGCACGCGATCGCGAAGCGTTCGTCGGCGCCGGGGATCAATTCCCCGGTTATCAGGCGATCAACCCGCCCCGCATCCAGCCCGGCCGCGCCCAGCGCACGGCTTGCGCGTGCGGGCGTCGCACCGGTCAGGAACGCCGCCAGACGCCGCGCCCCTTCGTTCGGCACCTGCGCTGGCAGGTACAGCTTCGTCATGCGTCCTCTCCCACGATCAGCGCCAGTTCGGCGTCCATCTGCATCGCAACCGCGACCAACTGGCGGACCTCTTCGCGCGCCTTGCGCGCTTCCGCCGCGCACAGCCGCCCGTCCGCCAGACCAAGGCACAGCGCGGTCGTCAGTTCGCTGCTCTCGCGCGACTGCGACGCAAGCAGCGTCAGCAGGTCGGCACCCGCCGCAACGGACGCCGGCACCATGACCACTGCCGCGCCGGCCTCGACCGCCAGATGCCGGGTGACGATTGGGTCGCCAACTACCGCTTCGAGGTCGCGGATGACATCGATCGGCGCGAAACGGTCGGCATCGGCAGGCGCCAACGACGCATATTGCGCCAGCGCTGTCTTGCCCGTCCGACAAAAGTCAGCCGCCGCTTCCAACTTGCCAATTCGCTCGATCAATTCGCCGGTACGGATTTTGAGCATCCGTCCACGCACCGCGGGACTGGTCACTTCTCGCTCCCGAAGTCGCTGGAAAAATCAGCGGACGTTCCAGATGCGGAATGATGAGGGGCGCGATACGAAAAGCCATCATGCAGCCCGATCCGATCCGTATTGCACCAGTCACGCCGCTTGCGCCGGGCTTCCATGACGGCAATCGGCGCAGCGACGGCCGCGATCAGCAGTACGACCGCAGCGTTCATGCTGGCACCTGTTCGGCGACGTGGCCGGTCTCGAAGTCGACGGACTTGCCCGCCGCTTCAGCGGCCAACCTCAAATGATCGGCGCGGGAAGGGGTCATACCGATGCGCCGCCAGCTATGGACCGTCGAGGTCGGCAGCTTCAGCAGCTTGGCGACGGCGGTCGTGCCGTCCAAACCCGCGAGCACGCGGCATGTGATCTCAGGGGAAACCGTGTCCATGTCCGCGATAATGCGATGATCGCACTTCTATCGCAAGCGGAATTTTGCGATAATGGCATTTGCGATGTTCGCAACCATCCGCTTCATAGAACGATGGCCAGTATCCACCTTCCGGGCGAACTTCGCGAACTGATGAAGCGTCACGGCAAGCGCAACATCGACCTTGCGAACCTCCTAAACATCGACCCGACAGCAGTCTCGAAGATACTGACCGGGAAGCGCGTGCTGAAGGCGCAGGAGGCGGCTGCAATCCATGACTGGCTCGGAACGGCCGTCTCAATCGATGCGCCCATTGCAACACCGATTCCCATCATCGGGCAGGTAAGCGGCGGGAATTGGCGGGAAGCGATTCAGCAGCCTATTGGTCATCTTCCGTCACCCGACCCTTCTATTCCGAAGGGGGCATTCGCACTCCGGGTGGTCGGCGACTCGATGGATCGGTACGTAGAAGATGGCGGGACTGTAGTCGTTGACCCAAGCGATAGAGCACTGTTCCCAGGCCGCTTCTACGTCGTTTTGAATGACGAAGGCGAGACGACGTTCAAGCAGTTCGCCAACGACCCGGCGCGCCTTGTCCCTTGCTCGAACAACAGGGCGCACGTCGATATCACGATCGGCGACGGCACCGCGTTCTCGATCGTCGGCCGCGTCATCTGGCGCGCCTCGCGCATGTAGCGCTGGCCATAGCGTCGTAATCCCGAAGAACCTGCACATCGCCCGGAACGGTAATAAAGAGCTGACCGCGTTCGTCCCGCGATGCCAGATCGGCAGCCTCTAGATCAAGGCAGGCCTCATTGAACCGCTCCCGCCATGGGCCGACTGGGCGGTCAAAACACCTTGCGCGATACCACGACACGACAAACATCGCCTTCCCCTTCTGTCCCGAAACTGCGCGATAAAACTGGAACAAAAAAAGAACGATATCAATCCGGAAACGGCAATATGCTATCATCGCATTTTCTAGATTGACGCAGACAATGCGATGATCGCATTATAGCTTCCGCCGGATGCACCGGCCGGAGTTGCCGAATGCAAACCCCATTCATCACGGACTTGTACGCCACCGCGCGCACGCTGACCGGCGTCGGCGTCCCCAACGCCGCGCTCGCGATCCGCTACCTCGACCACGACGGCGTGCAGGTCGGCACGTCGATCGTCACCGCCGCTGACCTCGCCGAACAGGCTCGCGCAATGCTGGCCGTGGCGGAGGCCGCCATCCTTTGCGCGGCCGGCGCTGACGGCGCCGCCCCCGTCATCCACCACCACTTCCCGATCATGCGCGACGTTCGCGTGGCGGACGCCGCGTGATCGCGCTTACCTGTCACGCGCTGTTCGTCAGCGCCTTCGTCGTCGCAGTCGGCTCGATCGCCACGACGATCATCCCCCAGGCGAACCGCATCGCTCGCATTCTGCGGCGCGCCCCCGAATGGAGTGCCAACGCATGAGCCATTTTATCATGCTCGACCTCGAAACGCTCGGCACCGTACCCGGCTGCTCAATCGTATCGATCGGCGCAGCCCACGCTTCATACGAAGGGTATATCCTCAACCGCTTTTACACGGTCGTCTCGCGCGATAGCTGCCGCGAGTATCATCTGCACGAAGAGGGCAGCACCCTCGACTGGTGGGCAGCCCAGTCCGAAGCGGCGCGCGCCATACTGTCAACCGAACAGCAGGCCGCTGCGCCTTCACTGGTAGAAGCACTCGACGCGTTCAATGCCTTCGTCCGCTACTGCGGACCGAACGTCGAGGTGTACGGTAACGGCAGCGACTTCGACAATGCGATCCTGAACGCGGCCGCGATGTCAGCCGGAGTGAAGCCGGCATGGCCGCCGTTCGGACATCGCTGCTACCGGACCATGAAGTCGTTGACGCCACACGTCAAAATCGATCGGACCGGAACCCATCACAACGCGCTCGATGATGCGGTTTCGCAGGCCGAACATTTGGGGCGAGTCCGCCGCGCGTTGACTGTAACGACAGATCGGATCGAGGCCATCGACCAGTTCATCAACTGGATGGCCGATCACTACCGCGAGCGCACGTCCCACAAACGCTTCGGCATCCGGTGGCATTCCATGTCGCGGGCTGCGGCGCTGTCCTACGCACACGCGACCTATGACGCCGCGGTGCTGGACGGCTCGCTGGCCCCGTACGCCGAAGAACTGGACCGTGATAACGCGGCGGTGCTGGTCGACGAAGACCTGCACTGTTGGGCGGACTGATGCCCCGCCCCGCCGTCCGACGCCCCAGCCTGTGGCGCATCCTCATCGCGGTCCTGTCGCTGGCGCTGCTCGCCACCCTGACCGCTGCCCTCTCGATCCTGCGAGGCAACCAGTGACCGACACCACCGAAGCGCCCTTGCCGCGCACCCCCGCCCGGTTTTTTTTCGAAACCGGCTATTTCGCTGCCTATGCCGAAGCAAGCATTCGTGCCGGCAACCGCGCCCCGTTCGAACTGACCGACGCGATCGTCGATCGCGCATGGGACATCGCGCCCAACGCGCACCCCGACCACAACGAGTTCGATCGCCACCTGTCGGCCGCCGACAGCGCCGACGCCCGCTTGGCAGAGGCAGAGGCGAACTATCGTGCGCACTGGACCGCCGATCGGGAATCGACCGGCACGCACGAGGAACTGGCGACCTGCGCCGAAAACCTTCGCCGGTTCGGTGCCGAACTGTTCCCGGCGAACCGCAACGGGCAAGGTCACTTCGCTCGCATCATCATGGATACGGTCGCCAACTCGATCGACGCGTACCTTGAACGCAAGGCCGCCAACGCGCTGTTTATCGTCTGGTCGCCGGACGGAGGACCGTCGCCGACTGTCGAACATAAGGCCCACGCGGGAGCGCATCGCGCCGCGCAGCTTCTGGCAAAGCAGCACCCCGGCAAGACGTTCATCGTCATGGCGAAGAGCGGCCGGCGCATCCGCGCGGAGGCGGCAGCATGATGCGCCCCCTCATCATCGACAACTTCGCTGGCGGGGGCGGCGCGTCGACCGGGCTGGAAGCGGCGTTCGGCCGATCGGTCGACGTGGCAGTGAACCACGACGAAGCGGCGGTGGCGGTTCATGCTGCCAACCATCCACACACCAAGCACCTGTGCCAGTCGATCATGTCGATCGATCCGCTCGACGCTACCGGCAGCGCGCCCGTACTGCTTGTTTGGTTCTCCCCCGACTGCAAGCACCACAGCAAGGCGAAGGGCGGGAAGCCGCGCGACAAGAACATCCGCGACCTGGCGCACATCGTGCCGCACTGGATCGACCGCCTGAAGCGCGCGACGCCCGGCGGCAGCGGCGCGCCGATGGTCATCATGTTGGAGAACGTCGAAGAGTTCCGCCAGTGGGGGCCGCTCGACGCCGAAGGCAAGCCGATCAAGGAACGGCAGGGCGAGGAGTTCAAGCTCTGGGTCGCCCGCATCCGGCGGCAGGGGTACAAGGTCGAATGGCGCGAACTGGTCGCCGCCGACTATGACGGCGAAGTTCTGCCGGCCGCGCCGACCAGTCGCAAGCGTCTATTCCTGATCGCCCGCCGCGACGGCCGCCCGATCGTCTGGCCGACCCCGACGCGCGGCAAGGCCGGATCGCCGGACGTGGAAGCGGGCAAGCTGCTACCGCGCCGTACGGCGGCCGAGTGCATCGACTGGTCGATCGAGTGCCCCTCGATCTTCGATCGCACCCGCGACCTGAAACCGGCGACGTGCCGCCGCATCGCGGCAGGCGTGATGCGCTACGTCGTGAACAGCGCGCGCCCGTTCATCGTGCCGGTGACCCATTCGGGCGGCGTTCGCGTCCATCCGGTCGACGAACCGGCGCGGACCATCACCGGGGCGCACCGGGGCGAAATGGCGGTCGCGGTGCCGCACGTCATGACGATGCGCAACGCGGGCAAGCCGTACACCGCGATCGACGAACCGACGCACACCATCACCGCCGGCGGCGCGCATCAGAATCTAGTGGCGGCGAACATGCTTCGCCTGCGTCGGCATTCGGTCGGGGACGACGCCCGGGCACCGCTCGGCACGGTGACGTGCGGCGGTCATCACGGACTGGTCGCGGGCGCGCTGGCGATGCTGGGTCACGGCGAGCGTCGCCCCGGAGAAACTGCGCGCAGCCCGGCGCTGGACGAACCGATCAGCACCGTCATGGCAGGCGGCGGCAAGCACGCCGCCGTCGCCGCCTTCATGGCGCAGCACAACACCGGCATGGTCGGCAACGCTGCCGACAAGCCGCTGTCGACGATCGTCCATCGCGGCACGCAACAGCAGCTTGTGCAGACAGTGCTGGTCGACGCCGACGCGCTGCCCGCAGACATGCTCGATCGCGCGGTTCAGACTGCCGCGTTCCTTGTAAAATACTACGGCAACGAGGCAGAGGGGCAGGCCATCGACCGGCCGCTCGGGACGGTCACGACGCGCGACCGCTTTGCCGTGGTGACGGTGACGATCGACACCGCGACCTATGTGCTGGTCGACATCGGTATGCGGATGCTGACCCCGCGCGAACTGGCAACGGCACAGGGATTCCCGGCCAGCTACATCCTCGATCCGACATGCTGGTACGTCACCGACAACGGCAACCGCCGCTACGGCCCGCTCCCGAAGTCGCACCAGATCGCGAAGATCGGCAACTCGGTCTGCCCGAACATGTCCGAGGTGCTGGCCCGCGCCAACCTTCCCGAACACTGCACCGGCTACGTGCCGGCAACGGAGGCCGCATGACCCCCACGAACGACGCGCCGGTGACGGTGGAGCAACTGGAAATGCAAGCGCATCGGCTCGACCGCATCCGTGAGGACAACGACAAGCCGACCCTTACCGATCAAGCCGTACTGCGCGAGACGGCGGATATGCTTCGCCGCCTTGCCGCCCTCGCCTCCGCGCCTGCCGGGAAGCTGAACCGGGACTTCACCGCCCGCCGGATCAAGGAATTGATGGACGAAGGCGACGGATTCTGGACCGCCTGTTCGGGCTGTCAGGAAAGCTGCGACGGGTACGTTTCCGAGCGCGACTATCCCTTTGACCCAATATTCCGATGCCAGCCCGGCGGCGGGTGCAGCGAATGCGGCGGCATTGGCGTCCTGTGGGATGATGGGCGCGGTTACGACGACATTACCGGCGACGCAGAACCCGCCTCCGCGCCTGCCGGGGATGGGGTGGAGGCCGAATGCGATAAGCGTTTGGTTATAGTGACGGATGACTTCGATCGTGGGTGGAATGCTGCTCTATCCAGCATTCGCGATCATTTTGCTGGATCGACTACAGGACAGGGTGTGGAAGCTATGCGCGCGGCCCTTGAGCGGTCGCGCGAAGGTTGGTCGAATGCTATCGAGTTTGGCATAATCCCGCCGCAGCATCGGAACGCGGCGAAAATACTTGCCGACGAATGCACCGCAGCCCTCGCCCGCCCGCGCGCAGCGGTGGGGTCGGTCAAGGTCGAGCGTGTCGAAACTGTGCCGCTATTGCACCCCTTCGACGACAGCGAAACGCCGCCCATCTGGCGTATCGTCATCGACGGATATTGCGCGGACTTTGAAGTAGAACAGGCGGCGCGCAACTTTGCGGCTGCGATCGAACGGATGAACGGCCCGCGCGCAGCGGTGGGGCAGCGGAATGACCTGATCGAAATCGTAACCGAATCGATCCACCATTACGTGGCAGACGATGCCGGAACCGCGCGGGATTGTGCCGCCCACGCCGTCACCCGCATCCTAGCCCTGCAATCCCCGCCCGCGAAGGTGGAGGGGTGACACCGATGCCGCCCTTGGCTTCGGATTGGCCCGCACTGGCGGTCGCTGCGCGCCGCATCCTCGAACAGCGCCGGACGCTCGACCCGCAACAGGTCGCAAAGGGAAGGCTGACCGAAGCCGATGCCGCCGCCCGCCTACGCGTCGCGACGGCGCTGGTCGCGCAATGGGACAGCATCGCCGCCGGCCAGCCACCCTATGACGCCGAGACGGCATGGATCGTCAGCGGTGGCACCGAAGGCACCTATCCGCACGAACTGCGGACGGACTTGAACGCCGCCGCCGATCGCGCCCGAGCGTTGGCCGATCGCCATGGCGAGGATGCCGAGGCAGCGCACTTCGCCGAAGCCGTCGCCGCGCTCGCATGGCACGCCCGCCCGCCCGACCACATCAGCAACATCCTCGACGTGGCCCACGCCAACGCCGCCTTTCGCCTGCGCCAATCAAGCAATCGAGCCGCCGCATGACGACCCTTCCCGACCTCGACCGCCGCCTGTCCCGTAAAATCGAATCGGGCAAGGGCATGCAGCTTTCGGCCGCCGACCTTGACCTGTTCGTCTCGACAGGAGCCTATGCGACGTTCAGACTCGCCGTTGAAGAATGCCAGAGAGACCAATGCCGGCAACGAAGCGCCCGAAACCGATCTACCAGCGGGGCGAATACAAGCTTATCCGCCGGCCTGACCGAGCCAACCTCGAAATCTGCTGGTACGATGTCGAGCGAAAGCGCGAGCGAAGCGTTAGCGCGGGCACAAGCAGCGACGAGGCCGGGCGGCTTGCGCTCGATCGCCACTACCTCGAACACACCCAGGGCGAAGCAATCTGCCCGACCTGCGGCCAAGTCCGACAAGGCAGCGGCAGCGCAGCGCTGACATCGGCCATCGCCGACTATCTGGTACTGGCCGCTGACAAGCCGTCGATCGAGGCCATCCGCGCCCGCCTCAACCACGTCGTCGCCTACTTGGTCGCGACCGATCAGGTCGCGGTCCGCTGCTCGCAGATCGACGGGCCATGGGTCGAGCGCTTCCGCAAATGGGCACTGGCGCAGCCGATCGTCTCGCCGACCGGAAAGACCCGCGAACGCTCGCTGGCGACGATCGAGAACAGCGTCCTGCAACTGGCGGCCGCGATCAACGAAGCGCACCGACGCGGCGACACGCCGGCCGCCGCCAAATTTCGGGCGACCCCCGTCCGCGAACTGAACCGCACGCCGCAACATCGGTCGAGCGTCGCCCAGATCGCCAGCATGTTCCGCTACGCGCTCGCGCTTGATGAAAAGCCCGACACGACTGCCAAGTGGCTCGCCCGCCACCGGGTCTATCGTAGTCATCTACTGAACTTCCTGCGCGCCGCTGTCGCGACCCTCGCCCGACCCGACGCGATCCTCGATATCTCGACCACGCCAGACCGCCGGCAGTGGAACAGCGACCGGCGCATCCTCGCGCTCAATCCGGCCAACCGGCGGCAGACGAAGAAATACCGGCCGATCATCCCGGTCGCACGCCAGTTCGCGCCGTGGCTCGACGCGACGACCGGGTTCCTGATCCCCATCAACAGCATCCGGTCGGCATGGGACACGATGGCCGAACGCCTCGACCTGCCCGGCGATGGCGAGGCCGGGACGAAGCTGATCCGGCGTTCCATGGCGAAGCTGCTGCGCGACCGGATGGCGAAGGCGGACTGGACCGAAATCGAAATGATGCTGGGCCACGACCGATTCGACAGCGTCAGCGATATCTATGCGCCGTTCGATCCGGACTATCTTTCGGCCGCTCGCCGCGAGATCGAAGCGATCATCGACGAGGTCGAAAAGCTGGCGCCGGGGGCATTTTACCGCAGCTTTACCGCAACCGGCAGCGACGACGGGAAGGTCGTAGGCATAGAAAAAGCCCGCTAA